GGAGTTAGAAAATGGCAGCAGCAACAGCAGTTACCTCACGCAGAGGCAATGACCAGTTCCGTGGTCTATTTACAGACACTTGGGACGTTTCCTGTACTCTGAATAGCGCATCAGTAGCTACCGTATCTACCGCTACAGATACAGTGACTGTCCCAGGCGTTGCTTTGGGCGATATGGTTATCGGTATGGCAATTGGTGTAAGCGAGGCTGGCTTGGTTCGTAGAGCCTATGTTTCAGCCGCTAACACTGTGACTATCGTGACCTACAATCCAACAGCAGATGCTGTGGACTTGGCATCGACTACCCTGTCACTTATTGTGGCTCGGGCGGTCTAATTAACAGGGGGCTTCGGCTCCCTGTTTTTTTAGGATAATCATGGCAACTTTCCGCTGTTTGCAATCAGGAACTACTGTAACTTTTACCCAGCCAGTGGACATTGACTCGATGCGCGGTCATCAAGGCTATGTGCGTCTGGACGAGCAAGTTGAGCCTGAAATCAAACCTTTGCCCATGCTTGCACCAGTTAAGAAGATGGGTCGGCCTCGTAAATCAAAAGGATAAATCATGTACGGTAAAAAAATGTCTGATAAAAAAGCCATGCCCATGACTATTGTTGTGGCCGTTGGCAAGCCAAAAGCTATGCCTAAGCGTGGTCAGCGCACTGCCACTAACATGGCAACTAAAGCTAAAAGAGGCAAGTAATGTCTATCTTTCAACTTGACCCTAACAATGTGGCACTTGGCGTCCCTAGTTTGGGGACGACTCAGGTGTTTACCGTCACTACTTCTAGCGTTCAATCAACGGCCTTTGGCGCGTCCACAACGATGGTTCGGCTGTCTTGCTCGCAAGGACATTGCCATTTTCAAATTGGCACAAATCCAACGGCAAGCATTACAACATCGCCCATGATGCCCAATAACTTTTCTGAAATTATTCGGGTCAGCCCTGGTCAAAAGATTGCTGTCATCAAAGATGCTGCGATTACTACGTCTACATTTTCTGTGACTGAGTTGATATGAAAACCAAGGCCGAGAAGAAAATTAGCAAGGTCATGCGTGAGTTCAAGGCTGGTGAATTGACCACCAACAAAAAGGTGGTTAAAAACCCAAAGCAAGCTATAGCAATTGCGCTTTCACAAGCAAAGGTAAAGAAGAAATGAAAACCGGTCTTTACAGCAACATCAACGCCAAACGTGCTCGTATCAAAGCTGGCTCTGGCGAAAAGATGAACAAGGTCGGTTCTAAGAACGCGCCCACTGCTGCCGACTTTAAAAAGTCTGCATTGACTGCAAAGAAGCCAAAGAAATGAAAACCGCTGCTTGGCAAAGAAAAGAAGGCCAAGCCAAGACGGGTGGCTTGAATGCAAAGGGTCGTTCGTCTTATAATGCTGAAACTGGTGGCACTCTTAAAGCACCAGTAAAGTCAGGCGACAACCCTAGACGGGCCTCCTTTCTCGCACGGATGGGCAATATGCCTGGCCCAGAGATGAAGGATGGTAAGCCTACTCGCTTGCTGCTAAGTCTCAAGGCATGGGGCGCATCGTCCAAAGAGGATGCTAAATCTAAAGCCAAGGCAATTAGCGCAAGGAACAAGGGGACGAAATGACTTACCTCCAGCTTATCAATAATGTTCTCATTCGTTTGCGCGAAACTCAGGTTTCAACTAACAATGAGACAAGCTACTCGTCTTTGATTGGTTTGTTTGTTAACGATGCCAAACGCCAGATTGAAGATGCTTTTGGCTGGAATGTACTTGGGCAAACTGTCACTCTTACAACTGTAGCGGGTACCTACGTTTACTCCATGACGGGTGCTGGACAGAAGTTCCAAGTGCAAGACGCAATCAACACTACATCAAACATTGGTCTGCAAAACATCAGTTTTGTGGAGATGAACCGCTATCAAAACCTAGTTCCAACAACAAACGGCATCCCTCAATATTACGCTTTTGACGGCGTGGACAGCAATGGCGACACCAAAGTGGTGCTGTACCCTCGCCCTGATGGGGTCTTCAACATCCCGTTTTCATTGACAGTTCCCCAAGCTACATTGGCGGCTGATGGCACATCTGTGCTTGTCCCTGACACGCTAGTGGTGCAAAACGCCTACGCCCGTGCGCTGGTGGAGCGCGGCGAGGATGGGGGTCTGAGTTCCTCTGAGGCTTACCAGCTTTATCGCGCCATGCTGTCTGACCAGATTGCACTGGAAGGCACACGCTATCCAGAAAACCAAGAGTTTGTGGCGATATGAGCCAAGCCCTTCAGACTGCTAGCATTTCAGCGCCAGGATTCTTTGGCCTGAATACGCAAGACTCGCCTTTGGACTTGGCGGCTGGCTTTGCGCTGGTTGCCACCAATTGCGTGATTGACCAGTTTGGGCGTATTGGCTCACGCAAAGGCTGGGCGCGGGTTAACGCATCTGCTGGTGCTTTGGGCGCTAATGCCCCTGCTGTGATTCACGAGCTAGTGCAGACTGACGGCACTCTGACCATTCTTTTTGCTGGAAACAACAAGCTGTTTAAGCTGGATGGCAGCAATGCTGTGAGTGAATTAACCTACGGGGGCGGCGGCACAGCACCCACCATTACAGCCAACAACTGGGCTTGCGCCTCACTGAACGGCATTACCTACTTCTTTCAGACAGGCCATGATCCGCTGATTTTTGACCCTGCTGTCAGCACCACGACCTTCAGGCGCGTTAGTGAGAAGACTGGCTATGCGGGGACTGTACCCTCGGGCAACATAGCTATCAGCGCCTATGGCCGCTTGTGGGTGGCAGATACGGCAACCGACAACACTACGGTCTTTTTCTCTGATCTGCTATCAGGTCATGTTTGGACGGGCGGCACATCTGGTTCGTTAAATATCAATCAGGTTTGGCCTAACGGTGCGGACAACATCACCGGCTTGGCGGCGCATAACAACTTTCTGATCATCTTTGGTCAGCGTCAGATTCTGGTCTATTCGGGTGCGACTACACCTTCGACAATCACACTGGCAGACACTGTTGCGGGTATTGGCTGCATTGCCAGAGATTCGATCCAAGGGACTGGCAAAGATGTTCTCTTTTTGTCCAATTCTGGTGTTCGGTCATTTGCGCGTACTGTGATTGAAAAGTCTGTGCCAATTGGTGATCTGTCCAAGAATGTGCGTAGTGACTTTATGAACATCGTTGCTGGCGAGACGCTAGCAAACATCAAGTCGGTTTACTCTGAAACTGAAGCGTTTTACTTGATAACCCTGCCGTTTGTCAAAGAGGTATTTTGCTTTGACACCCGTGGGCAGCTGCAAGATGGATCGTTCAGAGTCACCACTTGGGACTCTATTGAGCCTACCGCGTTGCTTTCAAGGCGCAACGGCGACCTTCTGTTAGGCAAGACAAGCTATATCGCCAAGTACACTGGCTCACAAGATGATACTTCCTCGTATCGGCTGCTGTACTACACAAACCACGCTGACTTGGGCAATGCCAATGTCACCTCGCTGCTCAAGCGGTTAAAGGTGATTGTGATCGGCGGCACAAACCAATTCGTAACGCTGAAGTGGGGCTTTGATTTCAGTGCCAACTATCTTTCAACCAACGCGCAAATCCCAACACAAGCGGTTTCTGAATACGGAACGGCTGAGTACGGCGCAAATGCCACGGTAGTAGCCCAATACGCTAACGGTGTGGCTTTGCAAACTTTGAGCGTGTCTGCCTCTGGTAGCGGTAAAATCGTGCAAACGGGCTATGAATCAAACATTAACGGCGCGGCGCTGTCTATTCAGCGGATTGAAATCCAATCAAAGGACGGGAAGACAGTATGAGTAACTATACACAGAGCACGAATTTCGCTACTAAAGATGCGTTAACTTCTGGCGATCCGCTAAAGATTGTCAAAGGTACGGAGATTAACACCGAGTTTGTTAACATTGCCGTAGCTGTTGCAACCAAGGCTGACTTGGCTAGCCCTACATTTACTGGTAGTCCTGTTTTACCAACTGGTACTACTGGTGTAACTCAAACTTCGGGTAACAGTACAACTTTGCTTGCCACCACAGCGTTTGTTCAGGTAGCGCTTCAGGCATTGCATCCTGTCGGCTCAATCTACATCAACGCCACTGTCAGCACCAATCCTGGCACTCTTCTAGGATTTGGCACTTGGTCAGCATTTGGCGCTGGCCGAGTCATGGTGGGTTTTAATTCTGGTAACGCGCTGTTCGACACCGCCGAAGAGACTGGCGGTAGCGCGGATGCGATTACAGTCAGCCACACACATACGGGCACAACGGATAGTAACGGCGACCACCAACATTTTGTCGTTAAGTCGGAAACTCGATCTGGCTATCCTGGAGGCCCCACTTCTACATCGAGCGTGGCATCTGCCTTGATTGGCGGTGGACCGACGAACGAAGCGTATGCCCTAGCCCCTGGTACTAGTGGCGCCGACGTAGGACTTAGCTCTACTGCTGGCGCCCACACCCACACGTTTACGACTGGATCGACCGGCTCCTCTGGCACAAACGCCAACTACCAGCCGTACATTACTGTCTATATGTGGAAGCGCACGGCATGATTACGCACCACTTCAGCGATGGTCTGTATGCCAAAGAAACCGCATTTGCGGCTGGCACAGCCATCCTGAAGCATACGCATGACTTCAGCCACTTGTCGATTCTTGCAAAGGGCAAGGTTGCGGTGTTGCGAGGCACAGAGATTGACATTGTTGACGCGCCAGCTTGCATTGAAATTAAGGCTGGAATGACGCACGGCGTCAAGGCCGTCACAGATTGCGTTTGGTTTTGTATTCACGCCACTGACGAAAAAGACCCGTCAAAAGTGGACGAAATTTTGATTGGAGTTTGATATGCCAGCATTTATAACGGCAGGGGCGAGTTTACTTGGCGGCATTATTGGCGGTAACTCCGCTAAAAAAGCCGCGCAGATGCAAGCCGACGCGCAACTTAAATCCGCGCAGCTTGCGGCTGAAGAAGCGCGTTTTAGGCCAGTAGGCATCACAACTCGCTTTGGTCAGTCGCAGTTTCAGACTGGGCCTGATGGTCGTGTGACGGGTGCTGGCTACACGCTAGACCCAACACTTCGTGCTTATCAAGACAGGTTTATGGGTTTGGCTGGTGGCGGTTTGTCCCAAGCTGAGATGGCGCAGCAGCAGTTTGCTCCCTTGCAGCAGGGCGCTCAAGGTCTGTTTGGCCTTGGTCAGCAGTATTTGGCTCAGTCTCCACAACAAGCGGCCCAGCAGTACATGGCGGGTCAACAAGAGTTGCTAGCCCCTAGCCGTGAGCGTCAAATGGCGCAACTGCAAAACCAGTTGTTCCAGACTGGGCGCGGCGGTTTGGCTGTTGGCGCTACCGGCGCTCGTCCTAGTGGCGCTGGGGGTTTAGGTGCGGCAAGTCCAGAGATGGAAGCCTACTACAACGCCATTGCCCAACAGGATGCTCAACTGGCCGCTGGCGCACAACAAGCCGGTATGGATCAGGCTCGGTTTGGTGCTGGTCTGCTAGGCACTGGTGGCAATCTGTTGACGCAAGGCTACCAAGGCCAGGCAGCGGCTCTAGGCCCATACGAGGCTTATCTGGCGCAGATGAAGCAACTTGAGGCTTTGGGTCAGCAACCTCTTGAGCTGGGCATTAATATTGGCGCTAAGGGTCAAAGTACAGCGGGTGCTAACGCGCTGCTGCAAGGCGGCATGGCTGCGGCGGGGTCTAATTTTGCGGCCAATGCCTACAATCCGTTTGCCACGGCGCTGACACAAGCTGGCCAGAATCCGGCGTTTGGCCGAGGCGTGAGTAACCTGTTTGGTGGTGGTGGACAAGCAGCGTTTTCACAGACCGGTTTAGGCGGATCGGGATTTGGCACAGGTTTAGCTTACGGCAACCAAGACATCGGCGCGTTTATTTAAGGACTAAATCATGGCAGACATTGTTCAATCCTTATTTGGCGTTACGCCACAGGCTTATCAGCGAGCACAGCAAGACCTTGTTGATGCACAGGCTTTGCAATACGCCAAACTCGACCCCTTCCAGCAAGCTAACTACGCTATTGGGCGGGGTGCTTCTGGCTTGGCTGGTGCTATTGGCGGCGCTCTAGGTGGGCAAGACCCTGAGTTGCAGCGCATCACAATGCGCCAGCAGATAGCGGGTCAGATCAATCCAAACGACCCCGCGTCCATTGAAAAAGGTATTGTTGCACTGCAACAAGGAGGCGATCCTCAAGGCGCATTCATGCTGCAATCTGAGTACCAAAAGATGAAAGAAAGCGGCGCTTTAATTGGTCAGCGTCAAGCTGCCGAGAAAGCCTCGTTAGCACAGGCCGGTAAGATTGATTTAGGTGTAGCACAAGAGGCCAAGCTACGCGATGAATTAGCTAAACTTCCACCTGGTTCTACTGAAGAGGATATTCGCGGCGTCTTGGTCAAGTATGGCGACCCAGATAAAGTTTTAGCCGCCTTGACTGGTGCTGCTACACGCGCTGAAGACCGAAACCTTAAAGAGCGTTTAGCTAAAGAAGCTAATGACGCAAAAGTTGAAGCGGCAAAACTTTCAGCCGACGCAAAAATTGAAGCTGCTAAAGAAGCTGGGGCAACAAAATTAGAACTTGCGCGAATACAAGCGCAAAATAAACAGGACTTGGCGCAGTTAATAGCCTCTTTAAAAGGCCCAAGCGCTGCTGTACTTAGAGCACAGGAGAAGGCAGACAAGATTGTTGAAGGGCAAGCCGCTTTAAGCGACACCATTTCTACCGCGCAGACGTTAGTTAAGGACTTGGCTAAGATGGGCGGCATGACAAGCACGTCGGCAGGGCCGCTTGCCAATTTAATTACGTCTGCACAGACTGGAACTATAGGCCAACTTGCAGGAAGCGCCTTTGGTACAAAAGCACAGGCAAAACGCGACGAACTTAAAAGCATCCGATTGCAACTGCTTAATGCGGTAAAAGAGGCAACCGGTATGAGTTCAACGCAATTAAACTCTAATGTCGAATTGACAACATATTTGAATTCGCTTGGCAGTGAAGGCATGTCTTCGCAAGCTAATTTGGCAATTTTGGAAAATATTTCGCGGCGTTATTTGCGAGCAGGTGTTGCTGCGCCGATGTCAGGTGCTACGCCAGCCGCAGCACCAACTGGTGGGCTTAGCGCTGCCGAACAAACTGAACTAAATCAACTTCGTTCACGTTTTGGAAAGCCAACACAATGACACCCCGCGAAGAATTAGCTGCATTGCGCCGAATGGCTGAGTTAGAGGCAAAAGCATCTGCGTCTCAAATTCGTATTGTGCAAGAACAACCCGTTCAACAAACAGAAGTTGGTACGATGGAGCGCATGTTTGGCGCTGGTAGCCCCATTGCTCGCACAATCAAAGGTGCAGTGGTAGACCCAGCGTTAGCGGTTAACCAACTATTAGCAAGCACAGGTTTGTTTGGTCAGGATATTAAGCAAGGCGCTACGCAGCTTGTACGTGACGTTGAAGCCACTACACAGCAAGGCCGTGCGCGTGTGGGTAGCGAAGGGTTTGATCCATACCAGTTACTGGGAGGCGTTGTTAGCCCAGTTAACAAGTTGGTTGGATTAACGCAAGTAGGCGCTGCACCTGGCATTACGGCGGCTCTTACTCGATCCGCTGGTACTGGCGCTGCCCTAAGCGCCTTACAACCTGTTAACGCGCCCGTAGAACAGTTTGCTGAAAAGAAGCTGGAGCAAATGGCAACCGGTGCGGTGCTTGGGCCAATACTTGAGGGAGGCGTAAAAGGCGCAACTGTTTTAGCTGGTTTGGTGCGCGGCTTAACACCCACTGGTCGCCAAGAATTTATGCAAAAGCAATTGAATATGCTGGCTGGGCCTGACCGAGACAAGGCAATTGAAGCGTTGCGCGATGCCAAAGAATTAGTCTCGGGGTCGCGCCCCACAGCCGCAGAAGCCATATCAAGCATTCCTTCAGCGGTTGAACTTGCAGCAGCACAGCGTAAACTAGCTTCGCAATCAGGCACTGTAGGTAAGTTTGCTGAACGCACCGCCGAGAATCAAGCGGCGCGTGTTCGCGCTTTACAAGGCATTTCTGGCACTGAAGCGGATCGTGTGGCTTTGGCCTTAGAGCGTGGTGCTGTCACTGAGCCTATGCGCGAAACTGCGCTTGGACAAGCTAACTTAGCAGGGCCAATCTTTACTAATCTAGAAAAAGAAATTTCCAGCAAGTTCAACAGTTTGGCGGCGGCTGAACAAACTGCGGGAATGACCGGCTTGGCGGCACGTACTCAACAAGCGGTTGCGGAGACTGGGCGACCAGGCTGGCTTTCAGCGGGTGACATAGCAGCGGATGCAGCTAAACGGGCAAAATCTTATCAAGATTTGTCCGGTGTATTGCGCGGCGATGCAAAACTAAAACAATTTCAACTCAACAGCTTAGAACAAAACGGTTTCTTTCCGCTTCGCGCCACCGATGTTACTGATGAACTTGATAAGGCAATCCGAGGCACAGTGTCGGATCAAAGTAAGGCCGTGCTACAAGGTGTTAAAGACAAAATTACAGCCAAAGCAGATGAAAATGGCTTGCTCAATAGCCGTGACTTGTATGAAAACGTGCGTAAAATTTCAAACCAAGACATTGCAAAATTGCTTGGCTTAAACGAACAGTATGCGTCTGGTGGTTTGCCTAAACAAGCTGCTAATGCTTTGACAAACGTTAAAAAATTTATTGATTCTGCTCTTAACAAATCTTCCGATGGTTTGTGGTCTAAGTACCTTGACTCATACGTTGATTACAGTGGGCGGCTTAACCGTATGGAAGTGGGCGATTACTTAGCTAACAAGCTGCAAACGCCCTTGGACAAAGAGATGGCTGGCGTATTTGCATCTGCCGTTGAAAACGCCGCCGGTACAATTAAAAGCTCAACGGGGATTCCGCGCTTTGATAAACTGTCTGACATATTAACGCCTAAAGAAGTTGGGGTTGTCAATAGTGTTGTAGCAGACCTTAAACGCGCATCTAAAGCTGATGAACTGGCGCGGAAACTTAGCACTGTCGAAACTGATTTACCAAACTTGGCAAAAGAAATTCCTTCGTTGTTAAACAGGACGCTTACCATAGCAAGGTCTGCGCTCGATCAGCTGCAAAAAGGCAATGCACCTGAGTTCAATAAACAGATGGCTGAACTGTTGTTAAACCCCGCCGCATTAGCGCAGTTTATGACTACTGCCATTCCTCGAAACAAAATCAATGAAGTCACAACATCCATGCTAAAGCTAATGGATGCGCCAACGCGCTCCGCGTTTACGCAGTCGTTTGTAGTCCCAACTTCTGCGCGGGAAATTGGCGCAGCGCAAGAACCACAGGAGTAAAGCATGTTCCCACTAACAGCCCTACTTGAAGTTGGCGGTAAGCTGATCGATAAGCTGATCCCTGACCCAGAAGCCAAAGCTAAGGCGCAGCTTGATCTAGCAAAGATGGCGCAGGATGGTGAGTTGGCAAAGATGGCTAACGACACCGAGTTGTACAAGGCAGAGCAAAACAACCTGAGTCAACGGCACACTGCCGACATGGCTTCGGACTCTTGGCTGTCCAAGAACATCAGGCCCATGACACTGGTTGCTATCTTTATTGGCTACTTTGTGTTTGCCATGATGTCTGCCTTCAAGCTGGATGCCAACGAGGTCTATGTCACCCTGCTAGGCCAGTGGGGCATGCTGGTGATGAGTTTCTACTTTGGTGGCCGGACATTGGAAAAGATCATGGACATGAAGGCTAAGAAATGAACCTCACCGAACACTTCACGCTGGAAGAACTGACCAC